CGCCGGCGGATAGGTTTGAGGAGCTGAAAACCGGCCTCACTGCCGTTACGGAGAAATTCGACGCGTTGATGGGCAGGCTGGAAAAAGCAGCCCCCGGAACCTTTGCGGGGGAGACCCATAAACCTGCCGACGGGCTTGCCGACATTCTATAATGGGCTTGCCGACATTTTTATAAGGAGAGAAGATGAAAGACCTTACCAGACAGCTTTTTAACCAGGTGTTTGCCGCCCTGGCCGTGGCCTACGGCGTCAAAACCGTGGGCAAGCAGTTTGCCGTGGCCCCGGAGATTGAACAGCGGCTGCAGGACAAAATTGTTGAAATGGACACGTTCCTTCCCCTGATCAATGTCATTACGGTGACGGAGATGGAGGGGGAAAATATCCTCGGCTCCGCTTCCGGGCCTGTTTCCGGAAGAACAGACACCACGGTGGACGGTCAGGAGCGAACCCCCAGGGATGTGCTCGGCCTGGAAAACTTTGGATACAAACTGTACCAGACCAATTCGGATGTTTATATGCGGTACAACACCATGGACGCCTGGGCCAAATTCAAGGACCTGGCGGACCGGTATACCCGGTATGTGCTCCAGAGGATTGCCAACGACCGGGTCACCATCGGGTGGTACGGCACATCCGCTGCAGCGGATACCAACCTGACCACAAACCCCCTGATGCAGGATGTGAACAAGGGCTGGATGCAGTATATGCGGGATAAAAAGGCCGCCAACATCCTGACCGAGGGCGCAACGGAAGATGAGATCCGGATCGGGGCCGGTGGCGATTATGAGAACCTGGACCATGCCGTTGCCGACCTGACGGAAGGCATTCCGGAATACATGCGGCAGGACCTGGTTGCCCTGGTGGGCAGCGAACTGGTCGGCATGGAAAAAAGCACGGTTTATAAGACCTTTGGCCAGACTCCCAGTGAAAAAGCCCTGGCCGCGGCTTCGCTTGTCTCTTTCGGCGGCCTTTCCTGGAAAACGCCCAACAATTTTCCTGCCAGGGGACTTGTGATCACCAGCCTGAAAAACCTGTCCATCTATGTGCAGGAAGGCACCTGGCGGAGGCATATTACCGACAACCCGAAAAAGGACCGGATCGAGGACTACAACAGCCGCAATGAAGGCTATGTTGTGGAAACCCCGGAAAAGTTCGTGGGTGTTGAATTTGCCAATGTAAAACTGAAACAGCAGGATGATTCCTGGGCATAACCCGGGATAGGGGGAATAATGGGGTTAATGACCAAATTCCAGAACACTAAAAAGAAACACCCTGACCAGGGGGCCGCCGCCTCTTACCAGGTGGTGGGCCGCATGCCCGCCTCGGCCATCGGCAAACAGCAGGCCCTGGCGGGAATTGAAAAGGAACTTGAAAACGACCTGGCTGCATTGAAGCTGATCCAGAGCATCAAGCAGAAAGAGTCGGAAAAACGGACGCATCTTGTTCCAAAATACATGCCCGTGGTCAATAGCCTTACGGCTGCCGGATCATCCCATGCCCTTCTGGGGCAGATCCTGGTATGGCTGTTTGATATCCATGACATTGCCCAGGCCATGGAACTGGCCGTGTACTGCATTGAACATCATGTGCCCATGCCGGAACGGTTCAAGCGGGATTTGCCCACCTATCTTTGTGATACCATTCTGGACTGGGCGGAAAAAGAACAGGAAGCGGGCCGGAGCTTTGAACCCTATTTCGGGGCTGTGTTTGATCTGTCCGAAGACTGGGACCTGCCGGACCCGGTACGGGCAAGATTTTACCGGCTGCGCGGCCTTGCCGCCATGGACCGTGGCGATTTTAAACAGGCGGTCGTGGACCTGGAATACGCCATGGAATACGGGGCCAAGGTGAAAACCGTACTGGCCCAGGCTGAAAAAAAATTGGAATCCGGACCGGAGGCTGATGCACCCGTGGAGAATGCCCCTGGGGCTGATACCCTGGGATCTGCACCGGCCCCGTCCGAATAATCACCCGGCTCCCCACCGCGCCGGCCGATCCCGCCGGATGGAGGATTCAAAAGATTCCGCCTTCCAGGCGGGGGCCGGCCTTTCTTAAAGGAGAATCATGAGTTTCACAGGCTTTTCCGACCAGATCGACCCCGAGAGAAGAATCCAGAACGCGCTGTTTTGGCCTGATCTGTCTCCGGCTGAATTCTGTGCCGGGTACCGGATTCCTGCCGAATACCGGCAGGAAATGGTTGAAAACCGGCTGAGCCTGGCCATGGTGTGGGTGAACGGGCAATTATCGGCATGGCGGGCCGCTCAACAGGCGGCGGGTTTTCCCATGCTGGAGGATGTGCCGGTGGATGATCAGGACCTGCCCGGGGACGGGCATCCGCTTTTGATGTGGTATGTCAGGGCCGTGAGCTGCAAGGCCAAGGCCCTGCTGCTGGCGGATTACGCCACCATGATGCGGAAATCCGACGCCCGGGCCGACGCCCGTAATAACACGGTTGAATCCGAGGACACGGCGGATCTCTGGCACCGGTTTGCATCGGATGCGATCAATGCCATCCAGGGCAAACTCAACATTCATGCGGAGCTGTTATGAAACTTTTAATGGCCCTGGCCGCCCATATCGAAACCCTGCCCGGCATCGCCCGGGATCAGATGGAGGCCTTTGCCGATCTGGGCAAACTGGTTCCGACCGGTAAGGATATGGGCAACGGGCTGGAAATCGGCCGCTTTAAATATGATGCGGTCATCTCCATTGAACGGTGCCCGGCCCGGATGGCCACCCTTCTTTTATCCGTTCTTCTGGTGTGGCTGGCAACGAATGACCCGGACCGGGATTTAAGGGATCTGCCGGACCCGGATGTGGACGTGGCCCTGGAAGATGAACAGACGGTGTCTGTTGAGATTTCCGTGCAGTTTGATGAAGGCCTGGCCATTGTAGAGGACGCTACCGGCCCGATTGTCTGGAACGGCAAACGCTGGCAGGTGGATGATGTGGGCATTGATATCGCCGAGGCCCTGGAAAGGATGGAAAAAGCCTGATGTCCGACATCACCGTTGATACGGATGGAAGATCCACGCTTCGGCTTCTGGACCAGATTGATGTTCTGGCCATGAGCGGACCTCAAAGCCGCCGCCTGATGAAGGCAATGGGTAAAGAGATCCGTCAGGACCTTCGACGCAATATCCGGGGGCAGCGGACCGTCAGCGGGTCGAAAATGCCTCCCAGGGCCAGGAAGCTTAAAAAAAAGATGTTCCGGAAAATGGGGACCGGCATTGAAACCCAAATTCAAAATAACCACCAGGCGGAGGTTACCTGGAAACAGTCCGGCCAGGCCAAGATAGCCTTTCGGCATCATCATGGAGTCCCGGAAAATTTCACGGCCCGAAAAGCCGCCCGGATTTACGGCATACCGGATTACAAAAAACCGGCCACACCTGCCCAGGCCAGGGCATTAAACAAGGAAGGGTTCCGCAGACGGGTGGCCAGAAAGAAAGGCAAAGGCGGAGCCGTTCTGAAACGAGTGCCTGCCCGATGGATACTGGAAAATATGAGCCGGGGCCAGGCCGGAATGATTCTCCGCCTGATGCGGACCGGGTCCGGCAAAGGCAAACAGAGCTGGACTGTCAAGGTGCCTGAGAGGCCGATCCTCGGAGCGACACCCCAGGACGCGCAAAAATATTTGACTGCCATGGCCACCGAGGCCCTGGCAAAAATTAGAACTATATAAGGAGATCCTTTTATGTCTCTTGGAACCGTACAAATTAATCGATTGAACCTGATGCAGGGCGCCTTGCCGGAAATCGAACGGCATTTCCTGTTCATCGGCCTCGGCACGGTCAACACGGGAAGCGTGCTGTCCGTAGGGGTGGAAACCGACCTGGATGATGCCCTGGGGGTTGCCGATTCCGTTCTGAAAACACAAGTTGAGGCGGCAAGGCAGAATGCCGGGCAGAACTGGTCTGCCGGGGTTATGCTAATTGATGTGGCCATGACCTGGGAGGATGCCGTGGATTACGCCATGGGGGTGACCTCCTGTGAGGCCATTGTGCTGACGGACCCGGTGGATGCGGCAACGGATCTGGAAGCCATGCACACCAAGGCCGGGGAGATCATGGCCCTGTATATGCGTCCTGTTTTCTTCATGGCTGCCGTCCGTGGTCTGACCGTGGCTACGGAAACATGGGCCGCCTATACGACGGCCATCAAGGCCATCACTGAAAACGTGGCGGCTGATACCGTGTGCGTGGTGCCCTATCTCTGGGGCCATGATATCGGAGCCCTGGCCGGGCGTCTGTGCAACCGGGCCGTGACCGTGGCGGATACGCCCATGCGGGTGGCCACAGGTCCCATGATGGGAGAATGGGCCGCAAGGCCCGTGGACAAGGATGGGGCCGCCATCACCCTGGCATACCTGAAGGAACTGGATGCGGCCCGCTTTTCCGTGGTCCAGTGGTACCCGGATTATGACGGCACCTACTGGGGAGACTGCAATATGCTGGATGTGGCTGGAGGGGATTACCAGTCTGTTGAAAACCTTCGGGTGGTCCAGAAGGCCATGCGCCGGGTATATCCCCTTGCCGTGGCCCGGATCGGCGACCGGCGGCTGAACTCCACGCCGGTGTCCATTGCCGAAAACAAAACCTATTTTATGAGGCCCCTGCGGGCCATGGCCAGAAGCGCGACCATCCTGGGCCTGACCTTTCCCGGGGAGATCTATCCGCCCACGGATGACGCCATTGAGATTGTCTGGATGGATAAGACCACCGTGGAAATCTATATCATGGTTCGGCCGTACAATTGTCCCAAGAATATCACCGTCAACCTGGCCCTTGATTTATCAACGGATTAAAGAGGCTTTGGCCTTAAGGAGGCATAGCGCAATATGAGACGAGTCAGCGGAAGCAGTTTTGCATTTACGGTCGGAGATTTCAAGCTGAGGGCTGAAAAGGCCTCTCTGAGCATTGAAGACAGCCGGAAGGCGGCCAAGGACGGCGGCGTGCCCAACGGGTATGTGGACGGGGAAGTGAGCGCGTCCGGAGATATCGAGCTGGATGCGGCCGCCATGGGTATCCTGGCCAAAGAGGCGCAAACCAAGGGATCATGGCAGCAGATTGAACCTGTTGATCTGTTGTTTTATGCCAAGGGCACCCAGGAGGAAGAAAAGGTGGAGGTGTTCGGATGTCTTCTCAACCTGACGGACATTGTGGAATATGATCCGTCCAGCGACAAAAAGGCCATCACCAAAATTGCCTATGAAGTCACCAGTCCGGATTTTGTCCGGCTGAACGGCGTCCCATACCTGGACCCGGAGCGAACCAAGGATTTGGTGTAAATGGATATTGTTGATCATGCAAACGATATCGCAGCCATGCACTTGGAAACAGCCATTTCAGGCGCCCGGGCTGCGGTATCCCCTAAAGGCCCCGGGCGGGAATATTGCCGCGATTGCGGGGAGCTGATCCCGCCTGGCCGCCGCCTGGCTGTTTCAGGTTGTGAGCTGTGCGTGGGATGTCAGGCAGAGGCTGAAAAAATGACCGGATGCGGATCAACTTAATGAGGGATAAAGAGTAATGGCAATAACTGACGATATACTGGCCCTTGAACAAAAAGAAAAAGACTATTTTGCCCAGACCGGCAAATATGTTCAATGCCTTCAAACACCCGATACGGTGCCATTTGCCGGTAGTGAAACCATTTTTACAAAATTGCGAAAACCAGATGACGAAGCGGATGAAATTGAATTCATCCCCACTGCAAAAGATTATTCTTTTGCAGTTGATGTCTGGTCCAGAAAAACCCAAGTCGGAACAACAAGAGGATTTATTATAACCGCACAAAGAGATCTCGGAAACGGGATAATTGAAACAATAACAAGAGGTGAAATATTATGAAAAAGATTGTACTTTTAGTTGTTTGTTTGTTTGTACTTTTGACCCAACCTGCATGGGCAGATATTACGGCTCATCCAAATTACCAGGAAATTAGGTCCATGGTAACCATTATGAGCAGCATCATAACTGGCAGGCAAACCGCTTATTTTGCTCAACACGGGGCTTACTTCCAAGGGTGTAAAATACCATCACAAATCGAGTGTAACGGCTCAACATCCGTTGCGGTTGATTATGGTCTCCACCCTGATGATCAAACAGACTCTTGGGGCACATGGCTTCCTAATGTCTTCAACGACACCTTGAGGGTGCCTTTTAATATTCAGATTGACACTATGGCATTAGGGGCTAACCACGGATACATCATCACGTTTACGCTCATGCGTAATGGCCTTGGGCCTGATAAGTATGGCAACACCGGAAACATTTGGTATTACATATGTTACGAGGGAGACATCATGGGTGGCGGGGTTGAGGATGATTGGTTTGTGGGAAGCTCAGGAATCTAATAAATGGCAAATGATTTCTCCGTAGATAGTAGTTGGGTTGGGGTTTACCGGTTCGAGTCCGGTGCCATGACCACTGATTCGTCCGGGTCTGGAAATACTCTTACTGACGTAAATACGGTTGTTGAAAACACCACTGATGTTGATGAGGGAGCCTGTTCAGCAGATTTTGAGGGGAGTATTGGGGAGAGATTTTTAGTCCTGAATGGTAATTTATCCATTAACTTCCCAGGCAAAACAGGTTACACAGATTTAGCAATAAGTGGTCGCTTCCGGTTTGAGTCTCTTCCTGGGTCAGGTTTGTCGGAGACTATTTGTAGTAAATGGAGGGGTGATGGATACAGATCATGGGCCTTGGTTGTATCAAATATTGATGGTGTCTATATTGTCCGGTTACTCATCGGTTACGCTGGTGGTGCGTCACATGAGATCATAGACTTATACACAGGGGCATTAAGCTCCTCCACTTGGTATTATATAGGAGTGTCTTTTGATGACTCCGAAAAAGCCTATCTTTATACCCTCTGGCGGAGAGGCACGCCTGACGTTCAGCTCGGTGAAGGCTCAGGTACAACCACCAATAATATGTCACCTAATACTGGGCACTTCTCTATTGGTTCTCTGTACTCTAATTATGGGTCGGCGGCTTCTTATTGGGATGGTGAGTTGGATGAGATAGCAATTGCAAACAGCCCTAAGACGCTTGCTGATTTTGATGCTATTCGGCTCGGAACGTATGGGGGTGGTTCAACTTTATCGCCTATAAGTGGTAGTTTCGGAGCCGTTGCCAAAATTCAAGGATCTGCCTCAAAAAAGATTCTCCTGTCAGGTATGATGGATTGCCTTGCCGGGCCGTCTGGTGCAATCGGTGTCAAAAAGCATCTGGCCGGGTCCATGGCTGCCATGGCCGGGGCGTCCGGCACGGTCTGCGTAAAAAAATCCTTATTCGGTGTCATGACCTGCGATGCGTCGGTTTCTGTTTCAGCCACGGTGATCCGGCGGATGGCCGGACGGTTTGAATCCGTTGCCGGCATCGAAGGCCTGGTGATTATTTCGGAGCCGAATAGGATACACCTGTCCGGGTCCATGGCCGCTATGGCGGCCATGGAAAGCGCACTCAACGTTAAAAGGGGTCTGACAGGGGTTATTGCCGCGGGACCGGACATAAACGGAAGCGTATCCATCCGGCTGAATCTGTCCGGATCCGTGGAAGCGGTGGGGGCAATGATAGGAGAATTGCAGTTCATCGGACAAGGCACTCTCGGTGTGGTGGTCGATCCGTCCATTGATTCCGTTACTGTCCGCAGGCTGCTGGAATCAATAACGGTTAAAAGAAGCATACATATCATCACTGCTGAACATGCAATTGAATCAATATAAGGAGAACTCATGGGAGAATTTTCAGTACAGGTCAAAAACGGATGGCTGGACGGTTTAACGGCCGCAACCCTCTACGCGGCCCTTTTTGTCGGAGACCCGGCAGGCGCCGGGGTTGAGATTTCCGGGGGAGACTATGCCAGAAAGGCCATTGTTACCGGGGACTGGTCAGTGGCATCCAATGCGTTTAAGCACAATGTGAACCCGGCGACGTTCCCCAGGGCGAACGGGGTCTGGTCGGCTGCAAACATCACGCATTTTGCCCTGTTTGATGCATTGACGGGAGGGAACCGGAAGTCCTCGGATGAGCTGCCGGTAGAACAACGGCAGCCCATTGTGGATGGGAACACGGTTGAATTTGCAGCCGGGGATATTGATCTGTCCATTTCAGATCCGGCATAGGGGGGGGGCCGCCGCCATGCGTGAGATCGTATATAAAGGCCGTGACAACACCAACGATTTCATTTTGAAAGCGGATGGGGTTGCCGTGGATCTGACCGGGGTCACAAAGATGGACCTGGTTTTCCCGGATGTTCCGGAGCCGGTCAGGTCGGATCTGACCCCTGGTGTTTTTGATTGGAGTCCGGGTGGCGGCAAACTTAATATTTCCCTGGGCCACCTCGGCTTTTTGACTTCCGGCCGGTTCTATACGGCCCGGCTGAATGTTTATGATGCAGACCACCCAAGCGGCATATACTGGGGAGATATCCGCTTTATCGTGAAAGGTTGACCGGTATGAAAGCATATCTGAGTTCACTGATCCGCACGTTTAAGCTCGATGACGCCAATGTCCTGACCGTTACGGCGGTGGCCACGGTTATCGGGCAGATTTGTTCCGGTGTGATCCCGGTCCTGGCCCTGGTGGTGGCGGTATACCAGATCAGGATCCAGCGGATCAGGCTGAGATCGGAAGAGTTGAAACTGAAAGAGGCAGGAAGGAGGGATGATGAATCCTGAACAGCTTAAAAATTTGATCATCACGGTCTTGAAAGCATTCGGCCGGTATTCGGAACAGGCCGTTGACCTTTTGATGCTGACCGCGGCCCAGGAAAGCCATTGCGGAAAATTCATCCGCCAGATCGGCGGGGGCCCGGCTCTGGGGATATTCCAGATGGAGCCGGCAACGCTGAACGATATTATGGACAATTATGTCCGGTACCGGGAAAAGCTGGCGGCGGATATTGTTCTCTTTTTAACCCGGCAGAGCCTTGAAATGAACCTGGCCGGTAATCTTTTGTTCCAGATCGTCACGGCCCGGGTGCATTATATGCGGGTTCCTGATCCCATCCCGGTAAGGGAAGCCTTCAGAACTCAGGACGATTATGTCATGGCCCTGGCCAGGTATTGGAAACAGCACTGGAACACTGAACTGGGAGCGGGTACGCCCATGGATGCGTTCCTTAATTATAACCGATATATAAGGAGCTGATAAAATGGATCTGACAGGTATAGGCTCTGCCTTTGATTTTGCCGGGAATCTTTTGAACCGGTTTTTTCCGGCAAAAATGGATGAAACGGAGAAAACACGGATGGCGATGGAAATGGCCCAGGCCATTGACCAGAGAGACACTGTCCGCGATCATGCAAAGGCTGACGTCATCAAGTCGGAAATGGCCCAGGGAGATGCTTACACCAAGCGGGCCCGGCCTACGGTGGTGTATATGGGGCTGGCGTTTATCGCCCTGGTGCATGTCTTTTTCCCTATTATGGCCTTTTTTACCGGTGAGGCGGTTCCTGAATTAAAGCTGCCCACGGAATTCTGGTACACCTGGGGCGGTGTTTGTTCCGTCTGGATGATCGGACGGTCCATGGAAAAAAAGAGTGATGATCCCGGTAAAATCATCAGGATGATCACCGGCAACAAATAACCTACAAAAATCAAAGGGAAAAAAAATGGATGACAAAAAAGACATTACCTTGACCATCAACGGGGACAAAATCCGGTTTAATGTGGACACGACGGCCCAGGAACATCTGATCGATGAGACCCGGCCGGACAGCAAGGTGGCCCCCATGCACCGGTTTTTGATGCGCACGGTGGCCCCTGATTCAAAAGATGCGTTAAAACCGCTTCTGGAGAATCCGTCCACGGTGATGATCATCGGCAATGAGGTGGTAACGGCCTACATGCCTCAACTGAAAATCACTCTGGGGGAGTAGAAAGGGCTGTTTCCGGAATTGAGGGAAACGCCCTGGCCCAGATGGGCGCTTTTTCAAGAAAATGGTTTCCGGGCCGGGAGGTGACGATCCGGTCCATGGCCGAGGCGGTTTTTCTTGAAAAAGACCATTGGGAAAAGCACACCATCTCCATCAGGAACGGGATTATATCTGCATTTAAAGGATAGATCATCATGGCAACGATGCTTGAAAAACTGATGTTTTCGATTTCGCTTCTGGACAAGATCAGCGGTCCGGCGGGAAAGATTAAAAAGACCGTCAGCGGAATGGCCGAAGGGATCAGCGGCAGTTTTCAAAAGATAACGGCCGGGGCTGCCGGGATGGGTGCGGCCGGGTATACGCTCCATTCACTGGCCGCTCCGGCCAATGAGTTCAATATGGCCATCGGCCAGGTGCGTAGTCTGGAAGTGGCCCAGAACAGCCTGGACGCCCTTTCCGATAAAGCCATTGCATTTTCCGTCAAATATGGTGAATCGGCTGCGGATATTGTTGCCTCATCCTATGATATCCAGTCGGCCATTGCCGGGCTTGCCGGTGATGAGCTGGCGGTTTTCACCAATGCCTCCGGTGTGCTGGCCAAAGGGACCAAGTCGGATGCGGCCACCATCACCAATTATATGGGAACCATGTACGGCATTTTCCAGAAGTCTGCGGACAATATGGGCAAGGCTAAGTGGGTGGAGCAACTGACCGGGCAAACAGCAACGGCGGTGAAGATGTTTAAGACCACGGGAAGTGAAATGGCCGGGGCCTTTTCTTCCCTGGGCGCCAGCGCCACGGCCTCAGGGGTGGATCAGGCCGAACAAATTGCCGTTCTGGGCCAGCTCCAGGCCACCATGTCCGGCAGCGAGGCCGGGACCAAATATACGGCCTTTCTTTCCGGTGTGGGCAAGGCCCAGGAAAAGCTGGGCCTTAAATTTACCGATTCTTCCGGGAAAATGCTGGGCATGGTCGATATTCTGACCAAACTCAAAGGCAAATTCGGGGACAGCCTTTCTGTGGCTGAGTCGGATTTGCTGAAAAACGCCTTCGGATCGGAAGAGGCTGTCAAGCTGATCAATCTTTTGCTTCCCCAGACCCAGGCCCTGGCCGGGAATATAACGGACATCGGCAATGTAAAGGGCATGGACAAGGCCATAGCCATGGCGGAAACCATGATTGATCCCTTCCAGCAATGGAGCCAGGGCGTTCAGGCCGTGCGCATCGGGCTGGGCCAGGCATTGATGCCTGTTTTGACTCCGGCTTTGGCCACCATGACCGAAGGGGCCGGAACCATTTACCGCTGGACCCAGGAATTTCCCGGTCTGACAAAATGGATCGGATATGGCGTGGTTCTGGTGGCCGGGCTGACCGGCGCTGTGGCCGCCTTTGCCATTATGGGAGGTATTGCGAGCATGGCCACCATCGGCTTCGGCAATGCCACCGGGGTTCTTTCCTTTGTCATGGGCGGGCTGAGAAATGTTCTGATTGCTACCAAATTTGTGATATGGGCCGTGAATGCCGCTATGTTCGCCAATCCCATCGGGCTGATCATCGGAGGGGTGTTGCTTCTGACCGCGAGCGTGGCTGCTGCCATCTATTACTGGGATGATCTGAAAAAAGCCTTTCTGGACAGTTCCTGGGGCCAGGCCATCATGGGATGGATTGACAAAATCATGGGCGGGTTCAGATCCCTGACCGGGGTATGGGATACGATCAAGGATAAAATTTCATGGCTGCCCGGGATGAAAGGGGAGATGTCTTCGGATATGCCGCGGACGTCCGCTTCCCTGGAAGCGCCCAGGCGGGCGGCCATGCTTCCGGGCGGTGTGAGCCGGGTGGTGGCCAATGCCGTAACCAACAACAGCCGGTCGGATTCCAGGTCCGTGCATGTGGGGCAGGTGGTGACGAGCCGGCCGATCAATTCTCAGGAAATCAGCAGCATGATGTGGATGGGGGCATAGATGAGCGAATACAGAGACCTGCTGGTCACGGATGATGATCTGACGCCGGATGTGGCGGGAAATCCTTTGCTGCTGTATGACCGGGATGTGATCGCCCAGGATTTGATTCACATGATCCGGGAAAAGGGCTTTTTGCCGCCTCTGGTGGGCAACCGGAACCGGGACATAATTGAGCGGACCAAGGTGGAGATTACCATGGCGGTGGACAATGACTACCGGATTGTGCCGGGTTCGGCTTATATTGAAGAGCCTGCGGCCGGTACCTTTTACCTGGTGGCGGAAACCATTGAATTCGGGCCTGTGGGCTTTTATCTGGGGGGATAATGACTGATTCCGTTTATGCGAAAATGCTGAAGGATGCCGGGATACCGACAACACAGGCGGGGATTCAGGAGAAATGGGATGCGCTCAATGCGGCATCCGATGTTCAGATCGCCAATGATTCGGCCTGGTCTCCGTTCTGGCGGCTGATATCGGCCATTGTGACCACACCGGCCCTGTGGCTGATCAATCTTTTGATCGGCTATGCCCTGCCGAATACTTTTTTAAAGGATGCGACGGGCGTCTGGCTGGATCTTCTGGCCTGGGCCGTGGATATAGAACGAAAGGCAGCGACCAAAGCCGCCGGCAGTATTCTTTTCACACGGGAAGCGACCGTAGGGGATGTTGTGGTTCCAGCCGGGATACTGGTAGCGACTCAGGCCATCAACGGGGTGGTGTACAGGCTGGTCACCACGGCTGAGATCCTTATTCCGGATGGCGTGCTTACAGGTCTTGTGCCGGTGGAGGCGCAGAACACGGGCACGGCTTACAACCTGGGACCCGGATATTATACGATTCTGCCTGAACCGGTGGATGGGGTATTGTCCGTGACCAATGCGCCGGACTGGATATCCATTGCCGGGGCGGACGCCGAAGTCGATGCCTCCTTAAGGTTGAGGTGCCGGAACCAGTTTTCCGCCGTTGGCCAGTATCACCATGATGCGGCTTACAGGGCTGATATTTCCCTTTTTGCCGGGATATCACCGGATTATGTATGGTTCGAGCATGGGGCGCCCAGGGGGCCGGGCAGCGCAAACGCGTACATCATGATTGACAGCGGAAGCCCGTCCCAGGATTTTGTGGACGGCATCAATGCCTATATCGTGGATAACGGCCACCACGGGCATGGGGATGATATGCTCTGCATGCCCATGCCCGTGACTCCTGTAACCCTGACCGTGACGGCCTATCACAGCAGTTTTCTTTCCGAAGACGGCCGCACGGTACTGCTGAATGAAGTGGCCAACCGGATCCGGTATGCCTTCCGGGAGAACCAGGATTATGACGGCATCACCCGGACCATGCCCTTCTCCCGGTT